GAAGGATGAACAAGAAAAAGCTAGATAAGTACGCGAATCGATTTAAGTCTGCTAGCGGCCAGCAGTTTAAAAGGTCGGACGAGCATCAGTCTGCTTACGGAAACATAACTGCCAACTACATGGCAAACCAAAATCGCTCCGAGAGGTATGTTGATTTTGACCAGATGGAATATATGCCTGAGATCGCCTCGGCCCTTGATATCTATGCAGATGAAATTTCGACTTCTTCAGAGCTTAATAAAATTCTCACAGTCAAAACCTATGATGAGGAGATCAAGCTTGAGTTAGAAAATTTAATGTTTGAAATATTAAATATCGAGTTCAACCTTTTTGGATGGGCGCGCTCAATGTGTAAATTTGGAGACTTTTTTCTTTATTTAGACATTGATGACAGAGATGGTATAAAATATGCAGTGGCACTGCCATCGCAAGAAATCGAAAGACTCGAAGGTGAAGACGAGAATAACCCAAACTATGTGCAATACCAATGGAACTCTGGTGGCTTGACTTTAGAAAACTGGCAGGTAGCTCATTTTAGAATTCTTGGAAACGACAAGTACGCACCATATGGCACTTCTATTTTAGAGCCGGCCCGACGTATCTGGCGCCAGCTAACATTGATGGAGGATGCTGTAATGGCATACCGTATTGTGCGATCACCAGAGCGACGTGTATTTTACATTGATGTTGGAGCCATCGCACCTCAAGACGTGGAACAATATATGCAGAAGGTTATGACTCAGATGAAGCGTAACCAAGTTGTCGACGTTGACTCAGGGCGAGTTGACCTTCGATATAACCCAATGAGCGTTGAGGAAGATTACTTTATTCCTGTTAGGGGAGGAAATTCATCAAAGGTCGAATCTCTTCCCGGTGGATCATACACTGGAGACATCGATGATATCAAGTATCTGAGGGATAAATTATTTTCTGCTCTTAAAATCCCAGCCTCTTATCTGTCCAGAGCCGAGGGTGCCGAGGAAGATAAAACTACATTGGCCCAGAAAGACATTCGATTCGCTAGAACGATTCAGAGACTCCAGCGCTCGATCGTATCAGAATTAGAAAAGATTGCAATTGTTCATTTGTTTACTTTGGGATACAGAGGGAACGACTTATTATCTTTTACATTGGCTCTAAACAACCCTTCGAAGATTGCAGAGCTTCAAGAACTTGAAACTTGGAGAACCAAGTTTGATGTAGCCGGCGGAGCAACAGAGGGATACTTTAGTAAACGTTGGGTTGCAGAACATATCTTTAACCTCTCAGAAGAAGAGTTTGTCCGTATGCAGCGCGAGATGTTCTATGATAAGAAGTTTGGCGCCAGTCTGGAGAAGGCAGTCGAGGGTGTCACAGCCGGCGAAGAAGGCGAAGCTGGCATGGGCGGCATGGGCGGCTTAGATGATATCGGAGGAATGGGAGAACCAGGGGGAGAAGATATGGACATGGGTCTAGGTGATGAAGGGGTCGAAGGTCTTCCATCAACAGAAGCACCTGAAGCAGAAGCGCCTCCTGAAGACGAGGGTACCCTACTAGCTTCACCCCCGGCAAAGCGAGATGACAAGACACGATATAAGAAAACGAAAGATGGCAAACTTGCTCAAGCAACCGCTGATTCGAATTCTCACTGGTACATTCCAAACCGTGACGGGCTTGGCGACAAAAGAAATATGGGCGGCAGAAAAAGACATATGAAGAGTCAATATGCCGCAGAAGTAGGCTCCGGCACCCTTAGAAATATTTATAAAGGATACCAAGACCTCAAGAATCTAAGCACGGGTGTTATGCAAGAAAACAAAGACAGCATAATGGATGAACAAGAAAATAAGGTATTACAGGGTAATTACGAACTTAAAAAACTAATTAAAGAGATGGAGTCCCGCCACGATGAAGTTTAAGCATAATAAAAAAAGGAATACTGCTTTCCTTTTCGAAACACTAGTACGCGAGCTTACTAAGACTATTGTTGAGAAAGACCAAAAGAAAAAAAGCTCGATACTATCCTTAATAAGAGAATTCTTTAGTAAAGACAAGGTTCTTAATAGAGAATTATCATTATATAAGACACTTGTTTCAGAACAAAAACTGACAACTAGGGTGGCAGAAAAGCTCCTGAACGAAGTTAAAAAAGAGTATGACAAGCTCAGCGCGAAAGAAATATTCAACGAGCAAAGCAGATTGATTAAAAAAATGAATTCAAGTTTTGAAAAGAAGGTCTTTTCAAATTTTGTTCCTCATTATAAGAGCTTAGCTACGATCAATCAAATATTCAATGCCGATATTCCCTTGAAGAAAAAGGTCCTCCTAGAAGAACAAATGATTGGCATCATGAGTTCAACTACAGAAGAGAAGAAAGAAGCTGAGCAAAAGCCAATCGATAATTTGGTTTTAAAAACATTTACAAATAAGTTCAATTCTGTCTATTCAGATTCTCTATTGGAAGAACAGCAGGTTTTGCTGAACAAATATATGACCTCCTTTGCCGATAACGGCGTTGAACTTAAATTATATTTAAATGAAGAATTGGGAAGACTCAAAGAAAACTTGCAAACCAAAGTTACTTTGAAAGAAATAAAAGATGTCACGTTGCGTGACAAAACATCTCTCGTTTTAGAGAAAATTGATTCATTTAGAAAAAGAAAAGTTGATTTAGAGTTAGTTAAAAATGTATTAAGAATACAAAGTTTAGTAAGTGAGTTTAACAAAAATGGCAATTAAAGTTAAAATAGGCGATACCAAACCAGATCCGATTGTTTATAAGGTCGAAGAACCTGAAAGAAAGCATGAGGCTCAAATTAAGTTAAAGGCTCGTAAGACCCTAGACGGAAACATCATGATTTTTGATCATAAAGATATCGATATTGTTTTAATGCTAGAAAAAAAGAAAATTGTTACTTTCGCCAAAGACGATCTTGGAGATCATGTATACGAAGCACAAGATCGCTTCTTTAGGTATCTTATAAAGAAAGGTGTCGTGGATTTTGAATCCATCCAGGGAGGTAACATTTATTCTTCCATGGAAGGTAGCCTTTTAGAATCAAAAGAATACAACCCAAGTCAGGTTGCTTTGTTTACTATTAATAAATTTATTGAACAAGAAAAACCTTACTTTGAATTTGAGCGCTCATTCGACGAAAAAGAAGAGCAACGACTGGCTGCACCGGACGCATCTGATTCCACTGAGTGGGATCCAGAAAAGTACCACAGCAATTCGAAAGGGTCTATGAAGCCTGGAGTTATGCCATATGGTTTGGCAAATATTTATCGATAGTTTTAAAGAGGATTCATGGATCTAGTATATTTTATTTTGTCTTCATTCGGTTTAACCCAAATATTGGTTTATGGGAAGATATTTGATTTCGCAAGACCGAAGAAGGGTAAGTTAGGAGAGTTGTTCCATTGCCCCATGTGTATGGGTTTCTGGGTCGGTGCTTTTCTTTTTGGAATTAATGATTTAACAGAACTATTTACGTTTGGTTATAATATTATAAATTTATTACTTCTCGGATGCTTAAGTTCTGGGACATCATATATATTATCTGTGATAATATCTGACAATGGAGTGAAACATGAACATATCATCATACAAGCAAAGGAACCCGAAGTGGAGACTTCAACCCGTCCGTCGCTGCTGCAAGGGTAGCGATATCGTGCAGGGGTGAGCCCTGCAACAACATACTAAAGGGATTAGATACATGTCAAAAAAACTTTTGAGAGAATATTTTGAGCTTTGTCCGGACGGCAATTGCGTATTAGACGTATTAACAGAAGGGGAAGCAAGAAGACTTCAAGAAGGAGCCGTCTTCCTCGTTGGAGTGTGTCAACGCGCCGGGGTTAAAAACGGAAATGGCCGTGTGTACCCAAGAGAAGTGCTCCGACGAGAAGTTGAAAACTACCAAAAGGCAGTAAGTGAGAGGAGATCCCTAGGAGAACTTGACCATCCAGATGATTCAGTCATAAATCTTAAGAATGCGTCACATTTGGTTACTAAAATGTGGTGGGACGGCGATAATGTTATGGGCAAAATCGAAGTATTAGACACACCTTCGGGAAGAATCCTTAAAGACCTACTGAAATCAGGAGTTAAGCTTGGTATTTCTTCCAGAGGCATGGGGTCTGTTAAAGAATCAATGGGCAGTCTTACAGTAGAAGACGATTTTCAGTTGATTTGCTTCGACATGGTGTCTGAACCATCAACTCCAGGCGCCTATTTAAGCCCAAAAGACTCCGGAGCCACGATAAACGTTGTCAACATGTCCGAGTCGAAAGAAAAAACAGTTAAGCCAAGCAGTATCGACAATTTATTAAATGAGATATTGGATTAATAAGGAAAAAAATGAAATACAACCAAAAGCAAATAAGAACAATCTTGAAACCCCTAATCAAAGAGTGTATCAAGGAGGTTTTGTTTGAAGAGGAAGGAGTTTTATCAAATGTCATTTCGGAGGTGGTTAAAGGTGTTCAAACTCCTATTCTTGAATCCAAGAAAAGCGCTCCGGCTGTGGAAGATCTACAAGACATTGAAGAGAATAGAAAAAAAGCGGAAGAAGAGAGGCAGCGTCGTATCAAAAGGCTTAACGAGTCAGCAGGAGTGAATGTCTTCGAAAACATGACCACAGAAGTTGCTGATAGTCCTCAAGGCTCTCCTCTGAGTGGTGTCGCCCCAGGCGATTCCGGCGTCGATATTGATGCTATTGCAAAAATAGCTAACGGAAAGTGGAAACACTTAATTAAATAATATAATCAAGGATAGTATAATGGCAAAACCAGTTAATGTAGAAATCACTTTGAGGAGTGTAAAGGGAAACCAAGACAGGCTTCTAAAAAGATTCATGAAAAAAGTTAAAAAAGAAAGGATCATAGAAGAAATTAAAGACCGTCGTCATTATGAAAAGCCATCCGCAAAAAGACGCAGACTGAACAAAAGAAAGAAAGAAAATGCAAGAAAAGCAAACGCAGAAAGAAATAGGAAACTAAATATAAACACATAAGATCAATGGAGATTCTATAAATGGCAACACATACAAACTATCATAGCTGGGGGAGAACCAGAGGAATACGAAACCTTGCAGGCGCTCATGGTACGGAGGCAGTAACAGCGACTGGTGCTCCTACCGCAACAGATGCTACAGCAGGCTATGCAACTCAAAATCAGAGATTTCTGCATGTACAATTGGATACATCAGCCCAAGGAGAGACAAGAACAGTCACTGTTTTTGGCTTTTCACATGCGTTTGGAAGATGGGCGCCCTTAACAGATATTAGAGGCAATGCCGTCACCACCGGCGCCGCCGCGAGTACAGGTGTTTACAAGGTTTTTGAGATCGATGGCGTGGACAGGGTATACTTTTTCATCGACAGCGCCCTCCATGCAAGCAATTTCTTTTTTGCAGGCTGCAGCACGTTCTAAAGAAACACACAAACATAATTTATAGGAGTTTACAGTCTTTTATAAAAAAAATACACTACTTATTAATAAGTTAACTTTATCCTAGGAGAAGAAAGAATGTCATCAATGTTGAATCAGGCTATTGTGGATGCACAAGCATTACGTGAAGCCGCCATTAAAAATGCAGAGACGTCTGTCATTGAGAAGTATTCTGATCAAATTCGCGAAGCCGTTGAAACTATACTAGAGCAGCCTTTTGAAGAGCCCCTTGAGGGCGAGGAAGAAGAAGGTCCTGCAGAGATAGGTTCTGATCAGGATTTATTAGATCAAGCACCACTTGCCGCCACAGACGGCGAGAATTTATGCCCTTGCCCCGAAGAAGAGGAAGAGGTTGTTTTAAATTTGGACCTTGACGCACTTGAAGATCAAGTTGCTGCCATCGATGCAGATGAAGAAGCAGGAATGCCGACTCAAGATGATTTAGCCATGGACATGGGCGCAGAGCCCCC